ATGTAGTTTTTGTAACTCTCCAGTTGTTTAATATATTATCAGGTCTTTCCCATTTACCACTTTCATCATGAGCTAGTAGTTTTAGCTTTTCACCATCGTAAGAGTTATCACCTGTATTTTTCCAGTCAATAGTTGTATCAAGCCCATCTAATTCTCTTAGTTGCTCATTGCTTTCCAACTTTCTTCTAGTAAGTTTGGATGCCGGAACCCTATATGCCAACTCAGTCTTTGGCCGATCCATACCGTCTTGAATTGGTTTGAAGAAAAATGGATAATTAACGGATATTGGTACAACTTTATCTGTAAACATTTTCTTGGCATCTGCTCCAGACTTGCTGAGTATACCAAACCTTGAGTCAGTTGATATTGTAGCTTGATTAACGAGCTCTGCTGAGGACATAAATGAAAATCCAGATCGTCTGTTTTTAAGATAGCACATTCCGTAACACCTGTTATCTGCTTTGCAAGCTTCCCAAAATATAAAAAAGAGTCTGTTTGATTCTCTATAGTCTGGTGCTCCAATGTCGATCTTTGACCATTGCAAGTACATATAATGAGTACCAGTAATGTAAGTATTAATACCATTGTTATAAAACCAAAATCCTTCTTCTCGTCTAGTAAATTCATTATCTATATAATCGTACCATTTTTCTTTAAAATCTAGTGGGTAATCTTCCCAGTCAAATCTAGTTTTTATTCTTTGTAACTCCTTAGGGTATTCTTTTCTTTCCCAGTATTGTTCCGATTTTTTTTCGCTTCGTTTAAACGGTTCATTTGCTGCTGGTAAAGCAATCCTGAGATTTTGTATTTCAATGACTTGTCCAATTTTACCTGTTTTACTTATTACTACAAAATCATATTCCACATTGTATCCATATTCCCACTTGTTTAAACGGTTTTGTTTTTTTAATATTGTAGGATTTACAACGTCTTTAATTTCTTTCCAAAGAGTTTGTTCGTGGCTCACTTGCTTCTCCCTTCCGCAAAACCTTTAAAAACTTTTTGTTCTTTAACTTCTTTAGGTTTTTCATTTAATATATCCTCTTCTTCTTCTATTCTTTGCAATATTTCAAAAGCATCCATAATACAAAGTTTTTTTGTAGCAGCCGCATTTTTAAGTCTATCAGCTGAAACATCTTCTTCAGTATGCGTAATGATTTTTTCTTCAGCTACTTTAATTAACTCATCAACTGCTTTTCGCCCAGCTTGGATTATATTCTTTCTCGTTTGTTTCGTGCCCATTTAAAATAGCTATATCATTAGATTTCATACAATAGAGTCGTTCATTATTTATAATAAACTCAAATTCTGAGTTAGGTGTGAACGTTACAGTCGCTCCAGTTGTTATTCCTAGAGCTTCTAAGGTGTTGTTGCTATATTTAACTATACCAACATTAGGTTTTTCTTTATCAATGCTTAGATTATCAGTATTTAATACTGGCATTAAAAAACAATAATCATTAAATGGTTTGTCGTTGTACATATATATTTGATCTACACTACAAAGCCACATATTATCTTTAAAATATAAAGAACTATTTCTTTCTCTACCTTTGTTATCATACCATCTTCTAAAAATATTATGATGAACATATACTGTATCACCTACTTTTATTTTAGTTTCAAAAGCTGATGGTGTAGAAACGATAACAGCTTTTTTACTAACAAACTTATGATTTTTAATACTAGCGTTAATAATGAGGGTTTTATCATTGATCTTCTTTGTATTATCATACCTTTTACTTAATGGCTTAACAATAAAATTATATAAGCTTCTCATTAGTACTTTAAATCGTACTCTACTGATATTGCCATATTTTTATTAAATTTTTTCCACGGCAAAACTTCATTAGACTTGGTTATAAATATATTATAAGACTCATCCTTTTCGTCGTGCAGTATATTAGATATTACATGACCTCCATAAACTTCTTGACCACACGAATAGTGCATAGCTCCATCTTTATAATCGGAACCTATACTTATTTTTCTAATATTAGACATCTTCTTTATCGTTTACTCGTTTCCACTTACCAGTGAGTAAATCAATATTTATTGATCCGTACTTCTCTTCTAATACTTTTTTAGTATTATTTACAACCTCGTTTGTGTCTGCCAACTCATGTAATAATGCGTGTTTTTTAGACTCTATATAACCTATTTCAGCTAATATACTATTTACCTTGTCTTGCTCTTTTTTTACTTGTGTGAATTCTTTTTCATCAAGTATTCCAGAATCTACCGTTACTTTACTCATTTTATTTTATTTAATTATTAACCAAGAAGTATCTTTAAATTGCTTTATATTGTTTCCAAAGTTTTCTGTTACAGCCTGCTTTACAGTATCCCAACTATAATCATGTCCAGCTATAATGCCACCTTTTTTAACGACTCTAATACAATCTTTAATATCTCTCAGCACGTCTTCGTATTCGTGACTAGCATCTATATATGCAAAGTCAAAATATCCATCATTATAGTTATTTATAACATTGTAACTATAATCTTTAATATGATTTATAAAATCAAAATATTTTATATTATTATTAAATTCAGCTTCAACATCTTTCCATGTATGACTAAATATGTTGTTAAAGCTTTCTTTTCCCTCAAATGGGTCTATACATACTATTTCATTAAAAATACCAGAAGCAGCTGTTATCTTAGCAGACTCACCCATATAGCTTCCTATTTCTAAAGCTTTTGAGTTATCTGGTAATAAATTACTAATGTAATCTATTAAATGTAAAAAACCTAAAAACTGATAATTTTTATTACTACCGCTTTTACGCCATTCAAGGCACGCATTAAATCTTTGCGTTATCACTAGTATATTGCCACGCAGTCTGTACCAATAAGTAGTTTGGTAGCAAGCATAGGTGTTTTATCACCCACAACTGTTCCTGGCTGTACGCTTTTAAATGTTACTTCAGTTCCAGCTTCAGTTACTATTTTAATATCTTGCGCTGAAGACTTGCCGTTGTATATTACAACTCCTCTTTCAGATGTATTTGCTATTGCACCTGTTCCAGCTGTTAAAGCTACAGCATCATGACCAAACATTCTTGGCTGAGCCATCATATTTCCTTCTAAACCTCTCATGTTTATTTATTTATTTTTGTTATTTTTTCAGCACCACGACTTCCGAAGTATGCTACATAAACTGTTACCAGTAGTGTTTTTAATAAGTTTATCCAAGCTTCATCTACATCAAACTGCAAATGAAAAGAATCTACAGCCATCATAAACACAGCTGAACCAGTTAAAAATATCAAAGCTAAAGGTCTAGTATTTTTACTTAACCAAGAATCTGACTTCATATCAGATCTCCATCTACTAGAAACCTCTTTCATTTCAGCTATATCTTGCTCTATAAGCTTCATAGCTTGCTCTTTATCAACAGCCTTAATCTTATTATCACTTGTTATAAGATTTTTTACTACACCAAGTGTTCCTTGATTAGGAAGCACATCTCCTATAGCTGCTAACACTTTAGGAGCTTTACTAGCTAAAAACGCACCTACTTTAGTTTCTTTAAATGATTTTTTTTCAGCCATTGTTTAGTTTTTTTATTCTTTTGTTAATTTTTTTCTTTTGTTTTTTAGAATATTGATCAAAATTAATATTTTTTATTTGGTCTTGATTTAATCTATTTACCTCACCTTGACCAGTTGCAGAAGCATAATTAACTTTAAACTTGTTTGCAAAACTATTGTCTCCTTTTAAACTTGTAATACCAGCACCAGCATTTAATTGCCCAGTGTTATAAGTATTTTCCATTTTTTTCAAGCTATTTCTATTAAAAGCAGCATCTCCAATAAAATCATTTTCTGATATTACTTCCCCATTTTTAGTATATTCAAAATCTCTGCCTTGCAATGCTTTAGTTTTTATTCTACCAATATTTTTTAACCCTGCTCCTTCTACCGCTTGTTTTCTACCTTTTGTAGATCTTCTAGCATCTCTTCTATTTGCATATATTTTAGCATTAGTACCACCTTTTACATTTCCTCCAGTAAAAGCTTTTGCATTTCTTTCTATAGCACTATCTACATCTCCTGACATATCTAAATCTACAACACCACTTAGCTTATTAACTTTGTTACCTTTTTTAGCTTTTTTAAGAATTCTACCAGGTTTTGCATTGTCTCTAAATCCTCTTCCTGACTGTATTTGTCTTTTAACACTTAGATCTGATAGTTTTTCATTAACTTTTAAATCATCTTTAATATGAGTCTCACCTTTAATATCTTTGATCTGTAGTTCTGGTGTAGAAACGTTAACAAAATTAGCTTTAGTTTTACCAGCATCTATTTTGTTACTACCGTCATCTGCCATTCCAGTTTCTACAATGCCTTTGTTAGTATCAAAAGTTGCTGTGTTAAATTTCTTAATATTGATAGGTTTTAAACTACTTTTATCACCTATATTAAATCCAAAGTTTTCTACAGCAAGATCATCACTTTCTTCCGTATAACGGTTTAAAACGTATTTAGTGTCTTTATTGCTATCACTTATTCTAGGCGTAACTTCACTAACTTGATCTGGATTATCAGTTGGAAGCTTTAAACTATTATAAAACTTTTTACTCATCGGTTCAATACCTTTTGAAGTTCCTGGTACACCTGCAATAAGTAATCCCTTTTTAAAATCTTCAGCAGTATAGTTTTGTGGTTTTCCAGGAGTTCCAGAACCCATCCCTTGCCCTCCTCCTCTAACATTAAAATTATCTTCACCTAATTTTTCCCCTGAAAAAGAATCTAAAACTATATCTACATTTTTTTGATTTTTGTCTGCTAAGACTTTTTCACTTGCTTTTAAATAATCAGCTTTATTGTCATACATTTCACCGTCAAGACCTTTAAAAGTAAAATCTGGGTTTATTGCTTCTTGACCTATTGAAGTTAAACTATTTTTATCATAGTCTTTAATGTCTTCAAATTTCTCTTTTGCTTTTGTAACTCCTGAAGGCGTTGCTCCTGGAGCAGCTCCACTTATAACTGAAACATTACCACCTGGCCCTCCTTCTTTTTTAGAAAATGGAGAGGCTGTGCCCCAACTTTTCTTCATAGATGGTCCAAAGTTTTCATTATGAGATATTTTATTAATATCTGATTCTCTACCAGGCTCATGTCTTGATCCCATTTTTTGAAAAGCTAATGGAGTATCTCTTTCATACATGTTTGGAGCTGTGTCTAATTTGTTTGGGTTGGGTCTCATATCTTTTTGCTCTTGTCTTTCACCTGCTTTATAAGCTTCTTTTTCCCAAGGTAGATTTCTATCAGACTCTTGAAAGTTAGATCTATCATGTTCTTTAACTCTACCTGTGCTTATTCTTTCGTAAACTTTTTCACCGTCATAATCTAGCTTACCTTCCATCATGTCTTTTAAGTGATGGTCCTCGTGAGACTCTGCTTCTTTTCTAAGTTTAGAGTCTTTAGGAATATTTTTATTAACGATCATAGTACCGTTTTTATTAGCTTTAGCAACTAATCCTGAATCGTCTTGAATGTTATCTGGTTGAAAAGCTACTTCGTATCTAGCAACTGGATCTATCTTTATAGGTGAGTTTAGTTTAAATTTAGCCATAGTTTTATTTTAACATTTCCATCTTTTTCTAGCGGCTCTACCTCTTTCACCAGTCCAACCTTTTGACCTAGCACAAAAAGACTTTCTTCTTTTAGCTGCTTTACTACCTGGTTTAACCTTACCTGTAACAGGTGCTGATAAGGTGCTTCCTGGGTTTTTTGCTTTATATTTTTTTCTTCCAGCAGCTGTCATTCCAGCTCCTTCTTTTACAGATAAAAAGTTTCTACCTTTACCTTTTGTTGTTTTACGAAGTGAAGGACCACTTGATTTTACACAACTGCCTTTTGAACCTGGTTTAGTACCAGGAACTCTTTCATAACCATCCCAACAAGATAAACCGCTTATCATATTATAATTTTCTACCTTTTTTATCTACCTTAACCTCTTTTACTATAACTCTAGTACTAGGCTTTTTATTCTGCAGCTCTTCTAATTGTCTGTTTAGTTCTTCTAATTTACCATCAGCTTCTGTGCCATCTTTAATCATTCCAGCTGTTATACTAACTTCTTCTTTTAGTATGTCTTGAGTTTGTTCAAGCATCTCTACTTGATCTTTTAACTGCATGATCATTTTTTCATTCCACTCTTCTTTTAATTCATACTCTAAACGAGACACTTCTACTGGTGGTAAAGTTTTAGCTTCTGCTATATCTTCTTGTAAAGTATAATACATACCTACTATTGTAGTAGTAAACATTATTATTCCAATTACAGTTTTTATATCAATTTTAAACTCAGTGTTTTCAGATATTTTCATACTCCTCTGTTGCGTCAAATGATGGGCATGCTTTATTAGCAAACTCATTGTGTGAATAAATAATAGCGTCCGGATACATAGCTTTTAATGTTTTAAGCACATGTAACAGACCTTCTTTTTGTTCTGGTGTTCTAGTATCTTTCGGGGTCTTACCGTCTTCCTCAACGCCACCACAATAGCATATACCGATAGAATTACGATTATGCCCTGAACAATGAGCCCCGATTTTAGCTATATCTCTACCTTTCTGTATATCTCCATTTATATCAATGTAGAAATGATAGCCTATGTCTGACCAGCCTCTACCTTCAACATGCCATTTTCTTATAGTGTCTACACTTATATCTTGGCCTTCTCTTGTAGCTGAGCAGTGAATAATAATTTCTTTTATTAATCTCATTTTTTATTTTTTAAAAGATACCACTTGTGAGCAGTATACCCTAAAGTTGTTAATAACAATAGTATAGATAACACGGGTTCTAGCCAACCTAGACTAACAACCGTAGCTGATGTTATATTTAAACAATACAGCTTTAAATCATCTAATGTATTCATCTTTGAGCTAATAAAGCAGGATTACCTTTATACTTTATATTATCAATTTTTCTTAGTGTAGGTATAACAGTCATATTATTTGACACCATATTTCTAGTTCCTACAATAGGCTTACACTGGTTTTTTAACTTAACCCCAGCTGGTTTTTGTTTTTGTCCGTAACTTGGCATAGCTTTATTTTTAATTATTTATAATGTTGTATTATTATAATCACGTAAAATTACAAAAGATTTACACGTTATCGTATTTTCTCTTTTTCTTTACGTCATATTTAATATCACCAGCTAGTTTAGAAATATGTTTTTCATCAGCTGTCATTTGTTTGTTACTACCACCGTGCTTGTTGTCGTAGTTAATATCTCTTTTTAAATAACTAATATGAGCAGCATCATCTTTCATTGCAGAATTAACATTGCTTTTAGTTATTTTAGTATGTGCATGATTAAATCTATTTTTCATAGATAATGGAGAATCACTAGAGTTTTGTATATACTCTATTTTTTCTGCAGGCT